GGAAGAAGCTGTTGTACTAATCATTACCTGTACTCCCGAAGCCACCCTCGCCACGTTCAGTGCTACTACTGAACTCCTCTACCTCTACAAACTCTGCTCGCACTATTGGAATAAATTTCATTTGAGCAATGCGATCTTGTGGATTAATCTTGTACACACCAGTACCTGTATTCTTTACTGACACTTTAAGCTCTCCCGTGTAGTCGCTATCAATTAAGCCAACACTATTGCCGAGTTTGATACCATGATTATGCCCAAGACCACTACGAGGTAAGATTACCGCTGCCACTTTATCGTCATTGATGTTGATGGCAATTCCTGTAGGAATCAATGCCGTTTCGCCTAAGTCCAGCTTGATTGCTTTAGTGATGTTAGCGCGTAAATCCACAGCCGCTGCGCCAGATGTTTCGTAAGCAGGTAGAATTACTTTTTCGTCTAACTTCTTAATTTCAATTTTCATTTTGTTTCTCCAATACAATATCAGTTAACTCGCTAATAATCGCAATCAGCTCATCGCTATGGTGGTCTGGCACGTCACTTTGCATAAAGACGTACATCTCTAAACCAGATAGCAACTTTAAGATACGGAGTGCTTGTTCTTTATTCATCATTTTATTCTCCAATGCCATGTGCTTTTTCTATTGCCCTGACAAACTTAAAATATGGATTATTATCAATGTAACCATACTCGTTTAAAAAGCCGTAGACAGAACCAACATCTTCTTTAACATGGTCAAGAGTGAATCCTGCATTGTATCCAAGGTTGAAAATTTCAGCCTCCCTCAAAGGTTCACGTTCTGGTGGTTCTAGGTAGACAGGAGTAACATCTGTCACGTTATGCCATGTGATATAGGGCTTATCAAAGCTAAACACTGTTTCAATTTCGCCATAACAATCTTTCTGCTTATATAGATAACCAACATTGTTAGGTTTATGCTCAATTTTTTCTAGTTCAGATTGTATGTCCCAATAAAGGTCATAATGGGTTTCTTCTAATCCGCGCAATACATCTAGCACTCTTTTTAATAATTCTTTTTCTTTACTCATAAATCACCCTCTGTCTTTAGGTAGCATTTGCCGTGCTTTATCATAAATTTGTTTAGCTTCCTCTATTGACTCACCAGCTTGCCACGAATCCAAGACTTCTTCAAAGATATTCACCAACTCGTCAATATAATTCTGATATAAATATGATTCAAGACTCATAAATCACCCTATCTTAGTTACAGCTATTTCATATGTTGGTTTACCACCAACTTTAACGATATGGGTATCATCCGTCCCAACGTACTCTATAATTGCTTTTAGCACATCACTAGTAACGTCAGTTTTATTGGCAAGAAAAGCAGTGCCTTTTTTATTCAACTTACCAGCATAGATAGTTTTTGAAACAATCGCTGTTGCTACTCTAATCATAAATCACCTCAAGAACACTTAGAAAAACCGCAACTGACGCAGGTAACACAGCCATCCATAAGCACTAAAGACTTGGTATTACATGACGTGCATAATTCAGCATTCTTTAAACCTTCTTCGCCAACTTCTTCTTTCTTAGCTTCAAGATATGCTTGTTGATGCGCGTCCACCTTAACTTTAATAACACCAGTTGCTATTAAATGCTGTTCAATTACGCTACCAATCTCAGCCACTAGCGATGGCATATACACACCGCCTTTTTTGTAATAGCCACCTTTAGGGTCAAAGACATTTTTGAGTTCTTCAACTAAAAACGTAGAGTCACCACCTTTGCGCCACACAGCAGATACTAAGCGCGTCAGTGCAAGTACCCACTGGAAATGATCCATATTTTTAGAGTTAATAAACATCTCATAGGGATGATGAACACCATCAAGCACCATGTCATTGATAGTGATGTAAAGCGCGTGTTCGCTTTGTGGCGTTTTGATCTTGTAAGTCGTGCCGGTTAAACAGTTTGGTCTAGGCAGACTTTCGTGCATCAACTGAGTAATTTTCTCAACGGGTAATGCTTCATCTTCTTTGTTGACTACTTTGTAGCCAACAATCTTTTGGTCAATTTTATTCATCTATTAAATCCTCAAGCACTTCCCCAATACAATCTAGCAGTACGCTAAGTCCTAGTAACAACTCACTTGCTAAGTACAGCAAACAGCAAATAAGGAATACAGGAAACTTCAGTATGTTTATTAATGTGTTCATCTTTGATGCCTTATGTCATTAAATATAGCGCGTCTTGCTTTGCATCTATCGCACTCCCGATAACCAAGTGATTGGTAAACTCGCCAATGGTCATGTTTGCAATTGGTAGCGTCTGGTAACGCTCGTACTGCTTCTACCTTTTTAACTTTGTCCATAATATCCTCATTGTCAAAGCTAACATCCCAACATATAAAACAAGTGATATCCAATCATGTAATGTCATCGTCATCTCCTTTTCCATACTCAACCATAAAACACACTACGGTAAACAATATGACTGCCCAATATATTAATTCGCCCACTGTTCTTCCTCATCCAATGCTCTGAGCATCAACTTTAACTGCTCAATTTCTTTGAGGAGTTGAAGTTTAATTTTTCTTAGTTCTTTTTTGTTTTTCTGAGCCGTTTTAAGGCGGCTTATACATTCGTCTTTGGTCATTTTGCACCTAAACTTAAATTAATTAAATCAACATATTGCGATGATATTTCAATACCAATAAAGTTTCTGTTATTTTTCTTAGCCATGCGAAGCGTTGTACCACTACCTGCAAATGGGTCTAATACAGTATCCCCTTCATTTGACCAAGATAAAATATGGTCTTGTGCTAATTGCTCTGGAAACACAGCAGGATGACCTTTTACTTTATTAAATCCAACAGAGTATTTCCAAATGTTGTTTCTTGGAGAATGACTTGGTACAGGTTTTATATTATTTGTTTTTATCAAATTTCCTTCCTTATCATATTGCGTATTATTTCCCCAGTTTGTGTGACCTGCCCACTTATTTTCTTTGTCACATAGCAAATTGCATTTTGGTGAACCTTTACTAAACACAAACATATATTCAAATATCTGTGTATAACGATTACCATTTCGTTTTGCCGGAAAAGATGAAGAATTTTTTTCGTATATCATTGTATCGTGCAATCTAAATCCAATTGAATTGAAATATAGAGCTTGTTTAAATGAGGTAAGTGTTTCACTGCCGTTAACACATTGGTCGCCAACAATCCAAACAACCACGCCGCCTTCTTTAGTTATTCTAAATAACTCATTTGCGATTATTTCAAAATCAAATTGAAATCCGTTATAAGAACGCAAATCATCATAAGGAGGGGATGTAACTGTTAAATCAATACTATTAACCGGCAATTGTTTTAATATTTCAGCACTATTGCCATGTATTACTTTATTCATCTTATGCCTACCTGTAGTTCACCTTTTACATTGCGCTCCATCTCATAGACTGCATACATCTTGCCATCATGGATGATAAATTCGCCTGTTGTTACTTTAATCACTTCGTAGTAATGGCGATGAAGTGTTGAGTCAATAATTACAGTAAGGATTACGCCTAAGCAAAATGAAGCAATAGCTACATATATTGCGTCGTAGTTCATAATGTGTTTCATAAATCACCAGAGTTTTTTAGGTCGCCCACGGGGGGATAAATAAGTATTTACTAATGAGAACGCTTTTTCTAAATCAGATGTTGCCCACAGCCATGCTGTTTTACCTTGTTTACTAACACCTACGGGCAATACATTAAGCGCTATTAATTTACGTCTTAATGTTGCTTGCGACATTCCTGTTTTTTCTCGGAATTGTCTAATGGTCATGGAACTCATTATTCACCTCTAGCTTCAAGCATTGCATCTGCCATTACATAGGCTTCTCTTGCTATTTTACTGTCAGACCAATTCATATTCGGATCAGACACATAGGCTTGCATTGCCTTTGCCGCAAAATAATCGCGCAATGTCATACCATGAAAAGTTGAAAGCGCAGTGCCACCATTATTTTTAATACCACTCATTGTACTGTCCCCGTTGATAAGTCATTGCACACCGCCATAATAATTCGTGCTGGGCGTTTTGACATTTGGTAAGCGCCTACTGCAAGATTCCATTCTTCACGTCCATTGGTGCAAGCTGTCATTGATTCATAAGGGATTACGCTTGTGGTGTAGACAATGGTTTCTTTGGTAGTGCTATGACCTTTTTTGTCAATGTTAGTTTCTGTTGTTAGAAACGAGAGAGTTAATGTTAATGCCGCTGCGGTAATACTCATTTTTTATTCTCCAATACTGCGTTTTTAAGCGCTCTACGTAGACGGGTGATTTCGTCTAATGCGCTGAAGTGCAAATACGCCATCGTCATAAATAAACCTATCATTAAGACATAAGCAATACTGCTTTTATCTAAGTATTCTAAAAATTCAATTAATGCGTCCATTATCTGTGTCCTCAGCTATTACGCTTCTAGTGTTGCCGTATTACTTGCAAGTTCTTCACGAACACCATCGAGCATTTCAACGCAATCATTAATTTGCTTGTTAATTTCTTTAATAAATATTTCCCTATCTTCTAGTTTGTCAGTGCTACCGACTAAATACCCTACTGCCTGTACAAGCTCAAAGGTTAAATCGCTGAAGGCTTCTTGCTGGTTATCATGTTCCAGCGCAGTTCTTAGTAATCTTGAAATAATATCGTGGTGATTAAACTTTCTTTGGTTCGACATATCTTGCTCCTAACATTTTTTTAAGTTGTTTTTCAGTATCAATCGCTCTTTGTTTATTGAACGCATCCCATTGAGAGTGCGTCCAATACTTGCGCTCATCATCTTCTTCCTCAGCATACCAATATGCGTCAGAAGTGTTATCTTCAAATACTCGCATTTATATAACCTTTTGTTTGTGTTATACTCAATTTGCATTTCACTCCAACTGTTTGAAATGCGTTCATGTGTTAGACTCCTCGACTCTATTCCTACTGCCTGTTTATTCCTTTGGGGCAGTAGGATTTTTTTTGTTTCGAGAAACCGTGAAGCTATTTTATTGA